TCACAGGGATCCTCGTTGGGCGATAGCTATCGCTTTCCAGGTGGTGCTGGCGGGAGAGGCGGGCAGTGCGAATGCGGCAAACTCGGCGAAGGCGGCGATGCGCTGACCTTCGTTGGTGAAGAAATACGCACCGTACTGAGCTGCCGGGTTGTCGAGTGAGTCTGTCGTCGACTCCAGCGTGCAGGCCGCCACGGTGAGCGTGCTTCCGCTCAGCGTGCAAGCTACGCTCTCGTAAAAATTGTCGTTTTGCGTGGAGTCTTCGCTGGGAGTGCCGGCGGAAAGGATATTGCCGTCCGCGGCGATGAAGCTCTGAAGCGCAAAGATGCGGAGAGCTACATCGGATGAAAGGTCCCAGTTAGGGATTGCTACGGAAGCGATGGAGATCGATGCCATTTGGATCGATCTTTACGCGCGCGGCGCCTGTCAGCGCCCGTATGTGGGGAGTGCGCGCTCGATGGAGAGTTCTTTATCCCGAGTGGTGGCGAGGAATGCCTTGAACGAGCTGCGCGAGATGCGCCACGCCGACTCGCGGACGAGCTGGTAGGCGTCGAAGCGGCCCTCCTCGATCAGGCAGACCAGCGGGCGCCGGTCCTCATAGCCCAGGGCGGCAAGAGCCTCGGCCGAGCCGATAGTGTCGCTGAGGGGAAACGGCAGCAGATCCTCGTCGCGGTAGCGAAACATAGGGTTGTCGAGCTTTGGCCGCCGATCCTCAATGCCGTAGCGGGTGCGCAAGCTGTCACAGAAGCGCACGATCGACGAGTAGAGCACCCGCTTGCGCGCCTGGCGGCGGTAGCCCACCAGCGTCAGCAGTGCGCGGCCTCCCTTGTCCTGCAGCTCCGCCAGGCGGTAGACGGTGGAGACGCCCACGCCCAGGATGCGCGAGGTGCGCGGGACGTTGACATACTCCTTCTCGGCGAAAGGAAGGATGAGCTGCTCGGCACTGAAGTGGTGATAGATCATGCGGACTTTCTCCACACGCCCTTTTGCTGGGCGATCCTTTTCAATGCCCACCAGACCTTGTTGGCGTCTGACGTGGTGCGGATCTGCTTGTCGGCGCGTTTGGCTAGTGGGCTGCGCTGTGAGGCCAGGAAGTTGGCATAGGTCTCATGGCTCCAGCCGAGCTGCGCGATCATGGCCTGGATGCGGCGTAGATCCTGCGCAGTGGCCATCTGCGGAGCGGCGGCGAACTCTGCGCCGTCCTTGCGGCCGTCGAGGCCGGCGCGGCGCGCCTGGTCGCGATCGGGGCGATGCTTGAGCGGAGCCTCGACGCCAAGATGCTTCTGGAGCTGGTCGATCAGCCATCCGGCATCCTCGATCGTCAGGTCGCTGAAGCTGCTCACGCGCTTATGCAGCAGCTCCGACGCCCAAGCGATCCGCGCTTCGCGCGAGGTGCCCACGCCGATCTCATGGCGGGCGAGCTGCCCGTAGAGCGTCTGGAGCCTTGCGAGTTGTGGCTTGGTGATCTGCATCGTCTCAGTCCTTCCGGTGGAGTGCCTTTTTGCAGTGGTCACACAGTACCTCAGGCTTGTTCTTGCGCATTTCGCGGCCGTCTTTTTGTCGGCACGCGTCGCAACAAAACTTTTGCAGCCTGCGTTTCGGGTCGATCAAATTCGGGCATCCCATTCGCTGACATTGCCGTCTGTACTCCATGTCCCGCTTTCTCCCCTGAGTTGGTTTGTTGCTCAAAGTTCCAATAGATGATGTGCCCCTTGAACGGCGTTCGCCCACGCCAAAACGCAACCATCTCCAGCAGCGATTCAAAGCCATCCGACCGGGCGAGTTGCTCGCACTCGTCAAGCAAAAGATGCACGTCGTCGATCGCGATGAAAAGAGGCCGCGTCGTGATCGCACCTGTGAACCCTCCTCTGATCGTGATTCTCTCGACCTTGGTACACCGCACACGCATCAGGAGCTGCGCTCCTTTTTGGCGCAGGCCAGTGTAGAGGTGCAGCATCTCGCCAGGTTTCGGCAGCCGCCCGTCTTTGCGATCGGCGCGAATCGTGTGCTGCTTGAGCCCGCTGAGGATCTTCGGCGCAAACCGCTTTTGGAAGTTATAGAGAGCCATTGTTGCCCTCCGCCGCGACCTGACGCACCAGGCTCTTTCCACCAGCCAGCGATTCCAGTGCCATCATCGATGCGCCGAGATTGAGATGCCGTTCGGTCAACGTCTCCTTTTCGTTGTCGCGGACAGCCAACTTCTCCCGCAGCAGTTGGATCTCCTCATCGACCACGTCGATCTCCTTCTCGACCTCGGCCTGCTCGCGCCGTGCCGAGGCAAGGGCCATGCGGTAGTCGAGCGTGCGCCGTTCAGCCTCGCTGCGGCCGCCGGCTCTGGGAGCGGGTTTGCTGTGGACACGTTCCGCAGCGTCGCAACCCTTTTTATGGCCGTGAATGTATTCCTGACCCGGTCGCGATGCTGGCGGCGTGAACCATTGGCCACAACCGCCCTTGCAGAGTCTCCGAACAACTGGGCTCGTAGTGTTATTCATGCCAGCATCCCTTCCTCGCGCAGGCATCTGCGCTCTGTGTCTGTGAGCTTGGTTGGGTCAGCCTTCGCATGTTCGCAGGCCCGCGCAAACCATTCCTCCCCCATGAACTGCCGGATCGTCTCCTCGGGGATTGGCGCGCCCCAGCTCTTGCCGGGCTGATAGGTGCCCACCGAAGCTTCGGCAGACGAAGTGTTGTGCATCGGCTGCTTGAAGCGGTTGAGCGGGCCACCGGCGTAGCGCAGAAGATCGCCGATCCAGCGATGGACGCGCTCGGCCGGCGCATGATCTTCGCTGCGCAGGCGATTGTCCAGGCAATCCGCGATGATCTCGTTGCCGAGTTTAGGGTTGGCGCGCAGGAACTGCCCCAGCGCTCCTGCGTCGGCAGGCCCCCAGGGCAGCGAGGGAATCGATGGATTCTCGCGGTGCCAGTAGGCGTCAAGCAGCCCCTTCACGACAGAGTGGCGCGGGTCGGGGCTGGCGTTCTTGAGGCGTTTACTCATCGTGCTGCGCTCCTCTTGTTCAGGTAATCCGCGAGCGCAGGAATCTCGTTGCGGAGGGTTTCGATGGCCTCGTCGGGTTGCAGATCGGGCATCTTGGTGATGTAGCCCCAGTCCGGCTTGATGATGAGCACCAGGAGCGCATTCTCCTCGCGGCGGATGCGGTCCAGTTCGTTTTCGAGTTTGCGCGTGTTGGCCATGGCTACTTCCAGAAGTGCGCGATCAGCAAGCCGACGCCGATGCCTACACTGCCGGCAAAGGCGAGCATCACGAAGCCAAGCATCACGCGTGGGTCAGATTCCAACAATTTCACTGGCGTTCCTTTCCGGTTGCAGGTACAAAGTCGTTGGCGATTTGCCCGAACAGGGCCTTCAGGTCATGCAGATTGCGGATGATCCGGACGCGTTCAGCCAGGGCGACGATCTCTTTCACGTAGTCGCCGGTACCCGAGATGCGCTCCTCAGCCGTCACGGCGAAGAAGTAGCCGCCATCGTCGGCGTCGCGGCTGGCGACGATCGGCAGGCGGAAGCTCATCACCAGCTCGCGAACATCCGCCTTGATGGCGCGCGGGTCGGTCTTGACCTTGTCCACCAGGTCGCTGATAGGCATGGCCAGGCGGCGACCCTGGCGGCCGCGCAGACACTCCAGCAGCTTGCGCTGGCGGTCGGTCAGCTCCCAGGGGCCACGGCCCGTCAACGCGTCGTGGATGCGGCGCTCATTGTCGGCCACCGCGTCACGGCGCAGGTCGGCATCGGTTTGCAGTTCAAAGAGGGTGTCCATGTCTACTCTCCGAAAAGGTTGCGTTGCGGTGGTTGCTGGTGCTTGTGGTTTGGGCAGTAGTCCACTTCGTGGGCGACGTTGGTGGCGCATGCCTCACACATGCCGGCGTCGCAGGTCTTGCCTTTAGCCACCGGGAAATCGCAGAGCTTGGTCACGTACCCGTTGTGGCAGAACCTGCAGGTCTGCCGGCGGGAACGGCCGCAGAGGATCGCGGTGACGTGGCCTTCGGCATCGCGAATGGTTTCACAGGCCATCAGCGGCCTCCCGTGAGCCAGAGTGTGCCGTTTGTCAGAGCCAAGTCGGAGGTACGCTCTCTTGGTGAAGGCTCGGGCTCTCTCAGGCCGGCGGCCTGCGCCCACAGCTCGTGCATTTCGTCTCCCATTTCGCGCAACTTGTCCGACACAATCTGGGCGCGCCCGGTCGCCGGGCTGTACCGGCAATCCTGGGCGCTGGCGTAGACCTTGGAACTGACCTCACGCCGCAGGGCCAACAGGTCGACGGTGACCTGTTTGGAGTCGGCAATGAGCCGATCCAGTTGCGGCGATTTGATCTTCTGTGCCTTCTTCACGCCGCCGCCCCTTTCCTGGCTTCGATTGCGTTCTTGGCCTCGTGGCGCAGCAAGGCGACGCCGGTAATGAGCGAGCCGATCCGCGCGTCGAGCGAGTCGGCCAGGGCGATGGCAGCTTGCGGGTCATGGTCGGCGGCGGCCCACAGCCGTGCCACCGCGTTATCCGAGGAGAGCAGCGTTGTCAGCTTGCGGGCGACCGAAGCTTGCGCAGCGCCGAGTGCGGTCCTTTGGCTCATCGAACGATCCCTTCCACGCGGATGGAGCGATTCCCCGCGTAAATCCGCTGCTTGGTTTCGCGGCTCTGCCGTGCCCACCAGGCGTCGAAGTCGGGTCCATTGGAGACCACCTCTGCGCGCTTCTGGCCGGTCTGCACGGCCGCCCGCGCCTGCCGGATGGCGATGATGTAGGGGCGCGGGGTGCCACCGGCCTGCCAGGCGGCTAACGTGCGGGTGACGGTCTCTTGCAGATCGCGCGGGACCCGGTTCCAGTGCATGGGGCACATCAGATGGTCCCGCGGGACGAGGGCTTCGCAGCCAACTGCGAAACAGGACTTGTGCTGGCCTTGGATCATTTCGCACCGTCTTTCTTTGCCTTCTTGGTGCAGCGCGGACAGAGGTCGCGGCGAACGCCGTGAAAGGAGCGCTGGGTCCATCCCTCAGCCTTCGCCTGGCGGCGTACCTCCGCTGGGGAAAATACGGCGCCATCGAGCGGGGCCGGGCACACACCGCAGCTCGGATAGGGGTTGCCGCAGTGATCGCATTCAAGATTCAGCCTGATGCGAAGCGTCACTTCCGGCCGCCCTTCTTGCCTTTCTTGGCCCACTCGTCCACCAGCAGGGAATGCAGTTCGGATACATACGTCCGGAGATTCGTAGCCGATTCGTAAAGGAAGCTGCCCTGGAGCACACCGTCGCCCTGCTTGATCTGATCCAGGTGCCGTTGCACTTCCCCCAGGGCTGTCTGTACGCGCTCAATGCGGCGTTCGCAAAGGGTCATTACCGGCCGCCTTTCTTCGCGGCCTTCGCGGCTTTGGCTGCGGCCTTGGCTGCCTTGGCTTCCGCCTTCGCCTCGGCCTCGGCTTCTTTCTGGCGGAGGGCGGCGGCCAGGTCGACGCTGAGCGCAGGGGCTTTGGTTTCCGCGGAGAAGCACGTTGCGAAGAGTCCGAGGAGGCGCTTCTGGGTGTCGAGGTCAAAGCCACCGATCTCTACCTTCAGCGTGCTGGCCGCGTCTTTCTTGAGCGTGTGCTTCACCTTCCGCTCAAATAGCATCCCAAAGACCTTCGGCTTCGCCAGTCTGGACAGCTCGCTCTGCAGCTCGCCCACAGGGGCCTCGTTGACGGCAACGGAGGTGGCCACCGTGGCGTCGGCGATGTAGAGCGTGCCTTCGAGGCGGGTGGTCTTCTCGGCATGGGTGGGCGTGTAGCCAAAATCCTGCACCAGGGCGAGCAGCTCGCCCTTGGCGGTAGAAAGCTGCTGGCCGGCGAGATCGGCCTCCATCTTAGCCGCGTCGAACTTCTCGCAGAGGTTGTCGATCTGGGTGGGTGTAGGCCTGAGCTTCTTGTCGGTGGTCATGCGTTCACACTTTCTTGGGTTGTGGAGGTGGAAGCGATTGTGCCTTCGATCCAGCGCGAGAGCCGCTTATGCAGGCATTCCTGGCCGCAGATGTGCTCGATCTTCAGATCGCTGTCGCCGACTTCCGCTGCCGACGTGCCGAAGGCGATGCCGGCAGGGTTAGGGTGAACTGGATCCACGACAGCCTTGAACCAGTGATTGGTTTCCTGCTTTACGCGTCCGCAGACATCGCAGGTGATTTGCACGGATTCCATCAGTTCGCGTCCTTTTCTGCGCGGTTCGCTGTGCGCACCGCCAGGTCAATGGCGGTGTGCGCGGGTTCGATATTGCGGAGGATTGCCTTGGCTACCGGGACGGGCATGCCGCCAAAGACGCGGATGCAGTCGAGCGCCAACTGCAAGTCATTGCACAAGGCGGAGAGGGTTCCATCAAAGGCGGTGGGCACCGCGGCGATGGCTCTGCCATCCACACACTGCACGTCGCCGAGCTGGTCGATATACACCACACGGTCGGTCACCGCGCGCCTCCCAGTACCCGCTCGACGGCGCCACCGCGCGAAAAGGCCAAGCCGATCTCGACGACCAGGAAGATCACGGCAACGATCACCGCGACATTGAGAACCGAGTTGCAGACCCGCAGAAAGCGGGTGGCCCGGCTCACGATCTGGCGGAGCTGCTCATCCGTGGGCGTCCAGGTCATGAGGCGGTTCCAGGAGCGGCGCAGGGAGAATGATGGCGTCATGAACGGCCTCGCGGGGGGCGCGTCAGGCATGCGATGCAGCTCGGGAGGGACGGCGCTGTCGAGCATCCGGCGCAGCGCCGCAGGGCAAAGGTTGGCGGTGGAGTCGTTCACGCGATGGCCTCGACTTTCTCAGGAGCGTCCGGCACTGGAGCGAGGCCCTCGCGGATCTCGCGGATGGCGGCCATGAGGCGGCCGATGGAGATGTACCGCTGCGCCTTGCGTTCGACTCGGACGCTGATGGTGGCCAGCTCAATCTGCTGGCGAACGGTCGCCTGGTCGATGCTGATGCCGGCCAGCTCGCTGCGCAGGATACCGGCGGCCTCGTCGGCCGTGACGGCCGGCAGCGTGATCTTGTCGGTGATCCGGCGTTCAAGCTGTTCAAGCGTCCCGGCAAAGCGGGCAAAGATACGGTCCAAGTCGTGGGACCCGGCGAAGCAGAGAGAGAAGCGAGGATCCTCGTCGAGCAACTCGCGAACCGTTTCCAGGCAGTCAATGCTCAGGTGCTGTGCCTCGTCGAAGTAGAGCGCCACGCGCTTGCCGCGATAGTCCCAGCGGAGGTTGTGAATGGCGCGGTCGATTGCAGAGTGGGCCTCTGTCCCGCACGCGGCCGCTACGCGGCGCAGCAGGTCGCGGGGCGTGATGCGCGCCCGGCAATAAATCCGGAAGATGTACTGGTCCTGGTCCGGGCCATGCTGGGCGTTGTGCTGGGCGATGAGATGCCGCGCTACATCCGTCTTTCCGCTTCCCGGAGGGGCGTAGACCAGGAAGATCTGCGGCCGTTCGAGCAGGCGCTTGAAGACCTTGCGCATCATGCGCACGGTCTCGGTCTCGTAGATCGTCTGCCCGATGATGTCGGTGCAGTCCAACGGGTACCGCTGAATGAAGTCGAGCACGGCCTCAGCCATCTTCGCGGGGTCGGCGCCGGTGAGCTGGCCATACTTGCCGGCCAGGAACATGTGCATGGTTGGGTAGGCGTAACCCACGCGCCGCGCAAAGTCGTAGGGGCTCATGCCGCTGCGGTTGACATAATCATTCGCGAGTCGTACCACCCGCTCCGGGTTGATCGTTTGGTCAGTCATTCTTTTTCTGCCTCTCCAAGAAAAGCCGTGCTGCTTGCGCCGGGGTGAGCGGCGCTGTGGGGGTGGTATCACTGGAAGTGCGAGGTATGCGCTGCGAAATGACCGGAGATGTCGTAACAGGAAGCTGGGTGCGGCTGTAGGCCATTTCTTCGGCTGACTGCGCGCCGCCGGCGCGCGCAGCGCTCGCGATTGAGCGCAGTGTGGTCTTTGTGGCTTTTTCCAGGCTGCGCCGGATCTCCATCGATGTACCGATCTGCGCCTGCGTGACAGGATCGTTCGGCGCAAAGCGGACAAGTACTTCGGCCTCCAGCCAGGCCATGAACCGGCCTTCCAGATCGAGCGCCGCAGCGCATTCGGGATCGGCGGGATCGTAGGCTACGAGGATCTCGCGCTCGTTAGCGTGGTGCATGACATCCCAGGCCAGGCGATCTTCAGGCCGTGGAGTATAGCGGCGTTTGTTGAGACGCACCGCACAGGAGTCCACTTTGCATTGCTTGTACTCGGCCATCAGCAGCGCCAGCGTCGCGGAATCCGGTGTAGGCTTCTGGTTCGGATTGAACTCAGCCTCGAAGACTTCGTTGGGGCTGCGTCCATCCATGCCTTCGCCCGAGTGCGGCGCGGCATTGTACTTGTCGATCCAAGACAGGCAGGCAAGGATGAAGGTGCTAGCCAGCGGGTGATTCGACTCAGCGACGCGGCCTTTCTTGAAGAGGCGGCGGTGTTCCATCATGGCCACTCCGGTAGGCTCAGGACGGGTGGCCGTGGATCCAGATGTGTAGGTCGAAAAGAACGCATCGAAGTGATGCACTGTGCCGAAGCAACGCTCGACGCCCTTCGACTGCGGGTGGCGCGGGATGCAATGCACGACGCCTGCGCCGATCCGAGCCAGAAATCCAGTGTGCTCGATCGGGGTTATATCTTCGGGCCGGAGATTCTGCACTCGACGAGCTTCGGTAGGGAAGCCCTTCTGCGCTCCCTTGGCAATTTTTTTGTAGTCTTTGCCGTTATCGACGTAGATCATCTCCGGAGGGCCGTACTGGAGAATGGCGCGGCGCAATGTGGCCGCGATCGAGCGGGAGCTGCCGAAGTGAGTCCAGGTCGCGCCAACGATCTTGCGGCTACGGAAGTCCTCGAATGCATCCAGGCGCAGACGAAGCGGTGTGCCGAGCGGCACATCGTCAAAGATGTCATTCGAGACTTCGGCGTCATGCCACATCTGATCGCCCACCCACACCTGATTGGCATAAATGTCGTCGTAGCGGCGGCGCAGGTAGGGAGACATGCGCTCGCGATATTCACGCTGGCCTTCGCGCGCCAGGACCCTCATAGCGGGCGAAATATCCTGCGAAAGGAACGTGCGTACCGTCTCGCGGCTGGGTAAGTCGCCTGGGGCAATGCCGAGGCTATCGGCACGCTCGCAGATCTGCTTGTGGACGAAAGCGACGCTCTGAGGGCGGTGCGGCTTCTCTGTAGGCCGCAGGTCCTTGCGGTCGATGTCGCCGAGGAAGAGGTAGGCGGCCAGGATCCTGGCCTGGTGATGCTGATCAAACCACCGGCTGTGGCCTTTGTCGGCGCGTAGCTTTTTGGCCAGGGCCTTGGGACCTCCTTTTGTTAGGGCACGGTACCAGCCCCAGATGGTGCGCTCGCTGACGCTGGGTTCGCTGGTTTGCGCGAGGTAGCGCACCAACTGGGTTTTGGAGCCGACGTAAGCCCCGTCGTCCAGACGGCACGCGCACCACTTGTCCGGATCGGCGTCGTACTCAAGGATCGGCCGGATGATCTCGAACCGCTGCTCGACAAGCTTCTGGGCTTCCGGATCCGGCAGCGTGATGCGCAGGTCCAGGACCTTGGGAGCCCCGGCAAACAGCGGCAAGGAGACCTGGTTTGAGGGCTGGACGAGTTCCAACGCATGACGCGCTGGCAGAGAGGCCGCTAGATAGATGCGTGTCGGACGGCCTTTGTCGGCGCGCTGATCACCTTCGCGGGAGATCACTCGGCCAACTTCGGTCTGCGCGCGCAGCCACCTATCGCTCCAGCCGGTGATCTGCATGGCCTGGTCGGCGTTGACCCACTCGGAGCCGGCGGAGGTTAGAGCGGCAAGGCAAAGCAGCGGCTGTGCGCTCATAAATCCACCCCCTGCAAGCGCCGTTCGAGGAGCGCAACCTTCTCGCTGGACCTCTTTTGCCTGAGGTATTCCCGGCCCAGGTCGAGAAGTTCGGCTTCTGTCGCATCGATCACTCGAAAACCAGCCAGTTCCACACAGCAGAACAGCAGGCGCGTGTCGCTTACTGCCATGCAAAAAGAACGGTCCCAAGCTCCGGGCCACCGGTGAAGTTCTTTAGATTCAGAGGTAAACGACGTGATCATGCGGGCGGTCACCGGGATACCCAAAGTTCGAGTCATTTCTTCTGCAATCTGTTCCCGGCTCTTTCCGCTGCGTTTGATGGATTCAGTAATCACTTCCCGCACCAGCAAGTCGTCATTCAGACCGCCTGGAGGCACGTTGATGGAGGAATCTTCTTGAAAGAGCGGCAGTGACACGGGAGACAGAATGGCTGCAGACTGAGGGCGTGATGAATTGCCTGTGGTCATATCTCGCCGCCGTTCTACTGATGCCGCTAGTCGGGTGTTCATGCCGCTTCCCTCGACAGTTCCCGCAGCAGCGCCGCTTCCACTCGCGAAGACCTGCGCAGCCCCAAAGCGCAATTTCGAACATGTGCGGGAGTGAGGCCGAGTTCTTGCGCAACACGGGTGTAAATACCTCTGCGCCTGTTGTATTTCCGCGTTTCTCGCTGGAGGGCGATAAAATGACCTGACATCTTGTCTTTAACTGCCATGGAAGGAGAATATCGATGGTCGATAAACGTGTCAAGCAAAAAATCGACGGTCGATTTTCATCTGACTCGATCCCTATGCGAATCAAGGATCTGAGAAAACGTTTGGAGATTGATCAAAAAGTTCTAGCCGAGCATCTCGGAGTCAGCCAGGGAACGATTTCAGAATGGGAAAATGGGGACCACACGGTCCCTCCGATGGCGCTCATGGCTATTGGGAGGATGGACTACGAAAACACTGAATGGTGGTACGAGAAGGCCGGCCCCAGGTTCGTGGAGCGACTGAAGTTAACTCGTGTAATTCAGAAGGTTCGGGCCGAGCGCGCAAGGCCCGTTGAGCAAACTGACCAATCGAGGCCGGTCGAGATGAAGCCGCCTTCCCCGGTTCCGTGGGATCGAGAGGTAATGGCTTTTGCCATTGAGACTGTTGACCAGGAACTGAAGAAGCGAGGACGGACGCTTCCGATTGACAAATATGCGCAGATGATCGTGCTTTTCTATGAGCTGTGTCACGAAACTAAGAGCCAGGACCCTGATATGGTCGAACGGTTACTGATGATCGCTTGATCATCGTTGGGCCATTCTGTTGCCTGGAGACGTGGGGAGTGCGGGAGAAAGATAAGTTGCATTTGGCAAAGCGGTTAGGAGACATCATGGACGCGACGGAACCCAAAGATGGGAAGGACAAGCAGAAAGCTCCCTGCCAATCTATCAATATCAACTCGCCCTGCGACAACCGATTCGTGAGCGTGAGCGGGGACTATATTGAAGTGAACGTCCACTTGAACGATGGGGTTGAAGGCGACCGCGAGGCTTCGGACAGGGGCGCATCGGCTCGCAGCGAAGCCCGATCCGTGGAAATTCGGAATTTGGTAGCAAACGCGGTAGAAGCCATCTCCCAAAGGCGCCATGGACTGTACACGCCGAGTTCGAGACTCGCTCCAGCAACCATCAGGGAACAATAGGCTCCTATCCACAAAAGGAGAGAGATGCTAACGAGGGTGATAGTCGTTGCGCTGTTTGCGATGTCGCTAAACTGTGCGATTTCTCAGGAACGGCAAGCTGTTAAGGCGTCGAAGATGCAGCCGGCCGTAACTTGCAGCAAAGATTTCCGGGCCGCACTGATCGGCTCGATCTACGCAACCGACGGGCTCAGTTTTAGATCTTCTGAACTTGCGTGGCAAGCCGACAGGCTTGAAGCACAGAAGTCTGTGTCTCTCACTGTCCAGTTGGCCGATCAGGATGCGGAGCTGAAAGCTGCGGCTTACGCAATCGCGGCTTTCCAGTCTGTGGAGGCATGCCGTGCGCTTTCGCTGGCAGGAGCCTCGACGGAGTCGCTGCAATCGAGCGGATGCTGGACAAGGTCAAACGAATTAGAGAAAAAGGCAATGGACTCCTGCTCTCTGTCGTTCCAGCGAGTCCATCCACAAATATCCGACTTCAAGTAATATCCTTTCACTTCATCTCCAGGCTCGCTCCCCGCGGGCCTGAGTTTCACCCCACCCGCACTACCTATCTCGCCAAGGAAAGCCACTTTCCTATCTCGCACCAGTGCGCGCGCACACCCCACCTACTCTAGAGCCTGAACGCACCGACGGTTGTTTCCGCAAGGAACCCGGACTGGTAGCGCACACGCAGAGTGTCCGTGGGGTTGCAGGCAGCGCTGCAATCCCCGGCCTCACTTTTGAGCGAGAGGGCGGGCGATGAACGAACTCCAATCCATATTTCTGAAGGCGGCTGTGCCGGCGGCATTCCAATCGCAACGGGAGACGGGCGTTCCTGCTTCGATCACGCTGGCGCAGGCGATTCTTGAGAGCGGTTGGGGACAGACCGGCCTGGCCAAGAAGGGCAACAACTACTTCGGCATTAAGGCTGAGGCGCATGCGGCGCCCGACGACTATATCGAGATGCCGACACATGAAGTGATCAGCGGCCACTCGGTGGAGGAGCTGGCCCGCTTTGCCCGCTACGCCACGCCGCTGGACGGTTTCAAGGCCCACGGACTGCTGCTGAGCCAGGCCTCGCGCTACCAGCCGGCCATGGCCGTGCGTCACGATCCCGCCCAGTTCGCGGCCGCGCTGCAGCACTGTGGTTACTCGACCAATCCCCACTACGCCGAAGCTCTGATGGCCCTGGTGGCAGAGCTTGACCTGGCGCAATACGACACGCAACAGACGCAGCCGGCGACCCCGGCGGAAGGAACAAACCATGAAGCTTGACTTTCTGACCTCTCCCTTACGCCGCGCATCGACGCGTCTCCTGGGGGCCGTGATGCTGTGCGCAGTTCTTGTCGTGGGCACGCTCCCGATGGCGGGCTGCTCTGAAGCGACCGTGGCGCAGGACATTGTGAACTGGACCCCGGCCCTGCAGAGTGCGGTGGCGACAGTAGATTCGACGGCCGCGTTGTTGGCCCCGGCCGACGCGCCGATCTTTGTGGCCGCGACAGTCGGGTTCGACGCCGCCTCGAATTTGCTGGAGGCTCAGGCTAAGGCGTATTTAGCCAACCCCTCAGCGAGCGTGCTGGCGCAACTGCAGGCTGCCGTTGTGGCTTTCCAGCAGCAAGTGAACGCATCTCTGCTTTCTGCCGCGAAGATCACGAATCCGGCCAGTCAACAGCATGTGATGGCGGGGATCAACGGAGTGGCGACGATTGTGAACGCGATACTGTCCCTGGTTCAATCGGTGTCCAGTAAAGCCGCCGTATCTCAGATGGCCAGTCAATCCACGATCAAGCTCGCCGCGGTGCGACCGTACCTGGATGCGGACGTTGCCACCCGGATGGTTGCAGCCCATTACGATGAGCCGGGCCTCGCCGCCGCCGTGCAGGTGCAGTACGGCCAGTACGAGCTAGAGCGAGCAGGGTTCTAAAAGATAACCCCCAATAGAGAGCACCAAACTCGGGATTGCGGCGAAGTGCCAGTACGGAGAGTGCCGCGTTTGCCCCGAGAACTCAACCAAACCAGCGGCATCCGGTCCAACCTGGCCGGATGCCGCTGAATAAAGCGAGGGTAGCCATGGCAGCCTGCAAGCCGGTCACATTCCAGAACATCACGCGGGAGCGCTTTCAGGCGGTCCGTGCCCGGATCCGGGCGCAGGCCGATGTGAGCGTCATGGGCGACATGGGTACGGCCAGCGGTAATGGCTTTACGGCGACCTGGACCTACAACGAGGCTAACCAGACGCTCTCTATTCAGTGCACGGAAAAACCGTGGTTCATTTCAGAAGGGCTGGTCGCGGACAAGATTCGCGCCCTGGTGACGACGTTATGACGATTTGCTTGCGGAGTTGGACGAGATTGGGGCTGCTCTTCGGATTGGCCTTGTGGTTAACGAGTTGCGGCGGAGGCCGGCTGGTCTACGCGCAGAACGCGGTGGGCCTCGGGTACTCGCCGGATCAGAACTTGGAGCGAATCGACACGGCCGAGATCGCCGTGGCGCAGACGACCATTGACCTGGCGGCCTTCAGTCTTACCGACCAAGCGATTGTGGACGCGCTGGTGGATCGCGCGGTGCATGGCGTGGTGATCCGGATTTACCTCGATCGGGGCGAGCTGCAGGCTGAGTGCCGCGGCGACGCCACTTGTGCACGGATCCCGCTGCGCGCGCTGATCGGATTGAAAGGCGTCCAGATCCGCGCGAAGCATTCGAAGGTGCTGATGCACCTCAAGAGCTATTGCGTGGATGGGAGCGTGGTGCGCGACGGCTCGGCAAACTTCAGCGAACAGGGCGAGAGGAACCAGGACAATTCGGCCTCCTTTACTACCGGAACGGACACGGTTGGAGCCTTCCAGGCAAAGTTCACGGCGATGTGGTTCCGGCCGGACAACCTGACGGTTGCCCAAGCGCTGGAGACGCCCTGAGGGGACGAAAAAGCGAAAACGCGCGAGAAGGCATCCTGAGCGCGCCGGGTACGTCGTTGTGGTGGGGTTGGACCTTTTTTGAGAGTGAACGGGTACGACGCGGCCTTAGCGGGCCACGGATGAGGTAAAAACCGCTCCGGTTTGACCGTCGAAGTGGGTTTCGGGGTTTGAGGGGGATTTATGGGGAAGATTTGGGCGGCAGTCCTGGTTTGGTGGCAGGGGAAGAAAACCATCGTCGGCGGGACCCTGGTGATGGCCGGAGCGGTGGCCGGCGTCTGGTACGGAAAACTGGATCCGGTGACCGGCCTCACTGTGCTGGGAGTTGGGCTCTCGATCTCCGGATTCAGCGCCAAGGCGAACCGCCACCAGGCGGAGCTGCTGGCCGCTCTCCAGGGCGTGGCCCAGGCTGGGACGGATCTGCGGGCGGGAAAATCAGCGCAGGCAATCCAGGATGCGGAGCAGACGGCAGGGGCAATCGGTTACGCGGCCGCACCGGGGATTCTATCGGCGGCCGGTGCAAGTCTTCATCTCTCGGCCGGGAGCGCTGGCGATGTGATTGCACTGGTCAAGAGCTTGGCGCCACTGACGACCGTGATCAATAACCCGGCGAGTCCGACCTCAGATCCCTTCCACATCACTTGTGGGGTGAGCGGCCAGTGACGACATTGGGCCTTGGTGAATCGACAATGCCGCGGGCACAGGTCGCTTTCGGTTTCCGCGGTGGCTGGCTGAAGCATGTGGGCGTGGCGATCGGTGGGGCGAGCGGGGCGGCGGTGATCCTTGGCGCATATGAGGTGCTGCGGGCTCAGCCCGATCGGGCATTTGCTCTGCTGCAGGGCTGGGGCCCGGTGTTTCTCATCGCCATCGTGGCGTTGTTCGTGACGGGCAAATTTCTGGAAGGGCTGAACGCAACGGTTCGGGAGAGCTTCAGCGTGGTGGCGTCGGGCGTCCAGTCCAGCGCCGAGGCGGCGGGACGCACAGCAGACGCGCTGACCAGGCTGGCAGATCAGGGCAGCCGGCAGGCCGAGCAAGTGGAGCGCCTGGCGATCTATGCGGCTCAGGAGTTCCCTGGAGTCTATGAGCGGTTCGACCGCCAGGACGAGGTACTGAAGGATTTGGCGGCATCGGTAAACGCCCTCCGGATACGGCTGGGCGAGAGTGGGGGCGGAGATGGAAGCGGATCGTAAGTTGATTCAGGCGCGGCGCCGCAGGGGAATCATCCTCAAGATGGTTCGCGAGGGACACGAGAACCAGCTCTCGCGGCTCGATGACTTTGAGGCGTGGGCAGTCTTGCAGAAGATGGGCCAGACACTGGGCCGCGACCAGGTGGTCACGCTGCTGCAGGATCTCCAGGTGCTCGATTATCTCGACTTCAAGCAGACGATTAACGAAATCACGGGCCGCGTGGAGCTGAGCCAGATTGTATTGACGGCTGTGGGGCTGCGCTTTGTGACCCAGGGCAAGAGCAACGACGACGTTCTTTTCAACTAAGACGCCGAGCGAGAAGGATTGATGACGAAGCCCAGGCCCAAAACCGGAGAGAAGCGCGTGGTGCGGCAGCCGCTCAAGATTGACCGGCTGCCGCAGAGCGCGCGTGATGCGATCCAGGCGCTCTACGACCGAGGGCGCACCTGGGTGGAGATCGCCGAGCAGTCGGCGCTTCCCTATAGCGCCAACTGGGAAAAGGATGGCGGCGGCTTTATTGACTGGGTCCTGGTGGAGAGTGAATATCTCGATCTGTTCCCCGGTCTGCGCCTGGCGAAGTCGTCACTGCAAAGATGGTTTGACCTGCGGGTATCGCAGGTTCGCGCCCAGATCCTGGCTGAGAGTGCTAAGGCGCGCGAGTGGGCGCAGACTTTCGCCGGCTGCGATCTGCCCGAGTCGAACGCCGCTGTGATGAACGCCATGCGCGACCAGGTCTTCACTTTGATGCAGAAGGTTGGGCCCGGCGACCAGGCGAAGTTTCTTGAAGGTTTGAACCTGCTCTCGCTGACCATGTCGAGGTTGCAGCGGGTGGAACTGCAGGCGCGACGTGTTGCGGTGGACGAGAAGACTGTTCAGATGAAGCTGGACGCGGTCAAACAGAAGGCCGGCAACCTGCTGGGCGACATTGAAGGCCGCGAAGGCAAGCCCCCGGTGCAGCTCACCCGCGAGGACCTGCTCGAAAAGGTGAGGGATATCTATGGGGCAGTTTAGCCAGATCTTCCTCAAATACCAGCAGGACTGGATCAACGACAAGTCTCCGCTCAAAATCTGGAAGAAGGGGCGGCAGATCGGCTTCAGCTTCTGCGCCACGTTCCGGGCCGTCACCGACATGGTGCGGCGTAAAACTCTCTGGATCGCGCTCTCGGCTGGACAGCGCCAATCGAACGAGTTGGCGCACAAGGCCAGGGAGCATGTGGAAGCGATCGCGCAGATCGAGCAGGCGGCGCGCGGCTTCGAGTTCGTCGAAAAGGAAGGGACCGGCGTCTTCGAGAAGGAAGGCACAGGCGAATTCGTCCAGGCCGTCGAGCTGACCCAGTCCGTGATTCATTTCCCATCGAACAAGTCCCGGATGATCTTTCTGCCGGCGAACCCCGATACGGCCCGTGGCTACACGGGCAACGTCCTGGCTGACGAGTTTGCCTTCCATAAAGATGCAAAACGCATCTACGCGGCAATTTATCCATCCGTCACGCGCGGATATTCAATCGAAATAGGCTCGACTTGTTTTGGCGAGTCGGGCATGTTTTACGAGTTGTGCGAGAAGGAAAACGGCTACTCAAAGCACTGCACGACGATCTACGACGCTGTCGCCCAGGGTTTGAATGCTGACCCGGTAAAGCTGCGAGAGGGTTGCCCGGATGACGATATCTGGGATCAGGAGTACTGCTGCAAGTTCATTTCGGACGCTACGAGCTGGATCACCTGGGCGCAGATTCAGGCCGCAGAGTCTTGCTTTGCGACGGCCGACCTGCCTGATTACTACATTCCGATGGGCGAGCTGTTCCTCGGGGTGGATATCGGCCGCAAGAAGGACTTGACGGTTATCTATCTGCTCGAAAAGGTGCTCGGGGTCTATTGGACTCGCGCTATCGTCCGTCTGCGCGCCACCCCTTTTAGGATTCAACGCGCCAAGATCGAGTGGTTTATGGAGAACCTGCCAATTCGGCGGCTTTGCCAGGATTGCACGGGCATCGGAATGCAAATGGCCGAGGAGTTGCAGGAGAAATACGGCACCTACCGCGTTGAAGCTGTCACATTCACCTTACCCGTCAAGGAAGATCTGGCTGTAAGGTCGCTGCGCACCTACCAAGAGGAAAGCATTCGCAACCCAGACGACGATAAGCTTCGCGCGGCAGTCCACGCGGTGCGTAAGATTCCGACCGCGGCGGGAAACTTCCGCTTCGACGCCGACCGAACGGAAGCGGGGCACGCGGATGAGTTCTGGGCTCAATCGCTGGCTCTGCTCGCAGGCGATAACGGCGGCGTCTGCACTTTGGGTATGACGCCCAGCCCAGTCCCTAGCAGTTCTTCCCAGACCGGAGGCTATCAATAATGGCAGACGAACAGATGCAGGCTCCGCCGCTGCCGCCCAAGGGAGAGATCGTCGGCGAGCAAAAGCTTTACATGACACAGATCTCGCTCTACCAGAACGCCCTGGCGTTCGGTGGGCAGCGCAACCCCTCTACGATCTGGGGATCGATGGTGCGCAATGAAGCGATGTCGATCCTGTACTACCGCGAACTCGAAGACAAAGACGAGGATGTGGGCAACGCCCTGGACACGCTGAAGCTCAACGTGCTGGAGCGCGATCGCAGCGTGCGGCCGGCCGACGATTCAGGGAAGGCGCAGGAGGTGGCCGAGTTTGTCCAAGCCCAGCTCGACGGGCTACCGAACTTCCACGGGACATTGGATTGCATGCTGGACGCGCCAGCCTATGGCTTCAGCATCCAGGAGATGATCTTCGACTCCAGCATGGGGCAGGCCCAGCTTACCGAGATCAATGATTGTCCCCAGGAACTGTTCTTATTCGGCAACCGCTTCCAGCCGCAGATCGGGCCGCTCCAGCTCCTCGACTCCCCTTACATGATGGAAGGGACGCCGATGCCGGAACAGAAGTTCCTGATCTCGACGTACCGGGGCCGGAGCCGTAACCGGATGGGCAGGCCGCTGCTGAAGAGTGTCTTCTGGCCGAGCTGGTTCAAGCGCAACACGCTGAGGCTGTGGCTGCAGTATGGCGAGAAAGGGCCAGGCACGGCCGTGGTGCGGTATGCAGACGGCGCCGACACGGCAGCGCGGCAGCAGGCAGCGCAGATCGCCCAGGCCATCATCAGCGAAGCTGCGCTGGCGATGCCGGCCAATATGCAATACGACGCCGATCTGCTCAAGCTGGCGCGCACTCTGGATCCTGCCGTCTACAAAGAGCTGTTCCTGCTGATGCAGTACGCGATCGCGCGCCGCATCCTGGGCGAGACGCTGACCACTTTCGGCAACGAAGGTGGCGGTGGCTCCAAGGCCCAGGGAGACACCCACGCGGATACGCTGGAAAAGAAGACAGTCGAGCTTTGCCGCGGGCTCATGTCGGTGGTCAACCGCCAGCTCGTCCGCCCGCTGGTGCTGTGGAACTTTGGGCCAGATGCGCCGATGCCCACCTGGTCGTTCGATTTGGAAGAAGATGAAGACCTGGCCGCGCGTATCGGCATCGACACCGCTCTTCAGGGAATGGGCGTGCCAATGACGGTGAGCTACCTTACCGATCGGTACGACGTACCACAGGCCGCAATCAATGATCAGATTGCCACGCCGGCCGCAAACGCTCCCATGGTCACGGTGCGCGATACTTCGGCCTCGTCCTTCTCGGAGGCTGAAGACGCGGTGCGCGAGGACCTGGACGAATACGACAGGCTCTTCAACGGATTGCAGAAAGAGTCGGTTGGTCTGTACAAAGCGCGCGTGAAAGAGATCGCCGACGCCGTTAAGCCAACGGTGGTGAAGTAAGTGGCTCTTCACCTCCATCACGGGGTCATGCACGACGCGGCGGTGCAGCACCGCGTCGGCAACATGCTGGCGCGCCACCTGGCTGCAAGCAACATCCTCGGCCGGGCGCAGATCCTCAAGCGCGTCCACAAGAAGACTGGCAACCTGTTGCAGATGGTGGCCAGCTCGCGGTTGAGCATCAATTTTGATGACGATCCGCTAGACCTATCCGCCGGCTTCTCCACCGATCTTCCCAACGACGATATCTCCGATTACATCGGCAGCCTGGTCCCGGTAGACAAAGACATTTTCAACGGGCTCACGGCGCAGTACCGCAAGGATGCTTTCACCCTGGCAGGCGCAGCGGATGTGCGGCTGATCGCCAAGGTTCGCGACGCGCTGGCTGCCGTGGCGAAAGAAGGTGGCACGGCAGCGGACTTTGAAGCGGCCGTCAACAAGATCACGGACGACGCGGGCATTGCGCAACTGAACGCATTTACGCTCGACACCGCTTTCCAGACGGCGATGCAGCGAGCTTTCAGCCTGGGCCGCTATGAGCAAATGAAGGACCCGGCCGTCACCGACGTGCTGCCGTTCTGGCAGTACTGGACGGTGGGCGACGATCGCGTGCGGCCGGAACACGCGGTGATCGATCAGTTCACGGCGCGCGCCGAAGATCCAGTGTGGATGAAGATCTATCCGCCGAATGGATTCAACTGCCGCTGTTCGGTGGTGCCAGTTCTTGAGAGCGAAGCACTGAAAGCGGACAAGGACGCGAATGAGCCAGGTCTATTACGGCTGCCGCTGCTTGCGCAATTGAAAGTGCCACAGCCCGGATTCGGAAAAATCTTCCGCATCGCAGCTTAGCTATCTCGCCATGGAAAGCTAGTTCACTATCTTGCGCCAGTGAGTAAGTCACGCAGTTAGACACTGGTTCTAGTGGCAACCAAGACCAAGACGGTAGACGGCAGCGCACTTACAGCGGACCAGTTCGCGTATGTGGGCGATCCTGACGATATCTCCACATGGCATCTGCCTCTGGACACGAAGGATCATTGCCGCTCGGCTCTTTCGATGTTTGCCCGCACGGATCTACCGGCACAGGCCAAGGCTGCTACGGCGGCCAGGATCGCATCCAAGGCGAAGGCCGCGGGCATCGACACAACCAGCTTCCAAAAGAACCATCTGCATGCAGATCACGCGGAGAGTTCTCCGTGGATCGAGATCTTCCGCGCCGGCGACTACCGCGACAAGGGCAAAGGTCTGGTGACGCGCGAGGATCTGGACCGCGTTGTGCAGGGCTACGACCCATCCTTCCACGAAGCCCCCGTAACAGTGGGGCATCCGGCAAACAATCTTCCCGCCTTTGGCTGGATTGATCGCCTGGCGGTGCGTGGTGATCTGCTGCTTGCGAAAGAGAAGCAGGTCGATCCGCAGTTCAACGAGCTGCGCCAGGCCGGGCGCTACAAGAAGCGTTCGGCATCTTTCTACACCGGCCCGGATGGCAGGATCTCCGGACTTCGGCATGTGGGCTACCTGGGCGCGATGCCGCCTGAGGTCAAAGGACTGCAAGACGTGCAGTTCGACGATAACGGCCGCAAGTTCATTGAAATGGACTTCGGCGAGGAGGATCAAGTGGCAGAGAAAACGGTAGCCGAACAGATCAAGGACTTCTTCCGCGAGACGTTCGGTGGCGGCACACCCAAAACCTTCAGCGAGGCCGATGTGACCGCGCTCGTAACTTCGGCTGTGAATACGGCCGTCACCGCGGCTGTCGAGCCTCTCAAGGCGCAGATCGCCACCCAGACCGCATCGTTCTCTGAACGCGAAGGCAGGCTGGCCGGCGCGGAGCTGAAAACGAAAGCGCAGGACGCTATCGCCCGGCTGAAGCAGAAGGGCAAGTGGATTCCGGCCTTCGACAAGATGGGCGGCGCGCTGGTGTTTGCAGATCTGGCCACCCTGGCCACCACGGTTGAGTTTGGCGAGGGCGACGCAAAGAAGACGCTGAGCCCGCTTGAGATGTTCGAGAACTTCATGGAGGGCTTGCCTGCGGTGGTTCCCACCGGCACCAAGTTCACGCCCCAGGCAGCCGACCAGGCCACCACAGTGGACTACGGCGAAAAGGCCGACTCCAACTCCGTGCAGCTTCACACTCTGGCCACCAAGCGCCAGAACGACAAGAACATCAGCTACGGCGAAGCGCTGAGCCAGGTGGCGCAGGAAAATCCCGCGCTGACCAAGCCCGGCAACGCGAGCGCTGGCGCAGTTTAAGAACCTAAACGCTAGCTTCGGCGAGGCGGCGACGGTATGGCGTCGTGGGAGATGCTGGGTTGCCATGCTCACCCAGCGCATTTTGAGTAGCGGCCCTGAGGAGGGGCGAGTCTATGAATGTCGAAACCACTGGCGTATTGGGCCACCCGGACAAGCGGAGCTACCTTGCGGCCGCGGCCGGAATGCTCCGCGGCTATGCGCTCGTCCAGGGCGCAAACGACCAAACCTTGGCTATCGCCAGCGTGGCGAATGCGCCGGCTTTTGCAATTCTCGAAGAGTCAAACGTAAACGCGGGCGATACCATCTCGGCCGTCTTCGTCGGCGAGGCGGTTGCCGTTATTGGCTCCGCCGTCACCGCCGGTCAGTACCTGGTGACCAACGCGGCCGGGCAGCTCGTGCCCGCCACCGGCGCCAGCAACCAGAACATCGTGGCGCGCGCCGTCTCCAGCGGCTCGAATGCCGGCGACTATATCGTCGTCTTCGTCTCTCCCGACAGCGGCCCCACCCAGGAGCAGGTCACACACTATGTGGCGGCCGGCGCAATTCCTGTAGCCTCGGGCGCTGCCGGCATCGGCTCGGCCGGAGCCTTGGCCATGACCCTGGCGCAACCGACCGCTGCTCAGGACGGGACCACCCTCTTCATCACGGCCGAGACCGCGCACGCCCACACCGTAACCACGGCGGCGAACGGCATCAACGGCGCCAAGCATGTGGTCACATTTGCGGCCCAGGGCGATGGCGCGGTGCTTGAGGCCATGGCCACCGTCTGGAACGTCCGCGGCCTGATCGGGACCGCAACCCTTACCTAGAAATCAACCCTGGGGGCCGCGTTAAGGCGCGGCCCGTCTGAATGTCCCCTCCGCGAGTGCGGAAGAAAGCGAGTTAACCATGGGCAGTTTCGCACCGAGTCTTCCGGCGGGAACTCTGAACGTAGCGCTCTCAAACTACGCCAAGAGTTTTCGCAACAATGCGTTCGTGGGGGATCTGATCGCTCCGCGCGTGCCAGTCGGCCGCCAGAGCTTCCAGTACACCGTCTTCGACCGCTCCAACCAGCGGCTCGACCGCCAAACCCTGCGCGCTCCCGGCACCACGCCGCAGACCGACCGGATGAACTATTCCGAGTATCCGTACTTCTGCAAGAGCCGCGCGTTGCGCGCCATCGTGCCCTACGAGCAGGAGCAGTACGCGCTCGGCCTGGGCTTCAGCGAGAAGCAGGCGGCCACCCGCCGGCTGATCGACAAGATCTCGCTCGACCGTGAAAACTACATCGCCAACCTGGTCACCACGCTGGCGAACGTAACCAACAATCAGACCATCTCTGGTACGTCGATGTGGGACAACTACAGTGGCGTCTCGCATCCGATCCCCGTTGTCGAGGCCGCCAAGGCCCTGGTACGGCAGTCGGGTGTCGAAGCCACGCACCTGATCCTCAGCGACCCCGTCGTGACCGCCCTGGTCAACCACCCGGACATCATCGACCGCTTCAAGTACACCGCCGGCGGCGCGATCACTATGGAACAGCTCAGCCAGGTCTTTGGCGTGCAGTGCGTTCGCGCAGCGGCCGTGGCTCTGGATAAGGGCAACAATGCCTCCTACGTGTGGGGCACAAACGCCCTGCTGGTTTCAGTGCAGCAGGCATCGAGCATGGACGATCTGAGCGCGCTCAAGACGTTCTCCTGGTCCGCAGCTCCCATGACGGTGGACGGCTACGGGGTGCTGGAATTCCCGCTTCCCGACCTGGACGCCAAGGGCGATGTAGTCTCGGTGGATTGGTACTGGGACACGCGCATCACCGCCCAGGAAACGATCTACCTGTTCTCCGGCTGCGTTGCCGCTCCCGTGATGGGCGCAGTCGGCGCTCCTATTGCCGGCTAACCCGCCGCAACCTGAACTGAACCGAGCGCGGGCCTGAACCGTCCGCGCTCTTCTTCCAAAGGAAAGGCAATCCAATGGCACCCAGAAAGCCTGAAGTCGAGCCCGCTCAGCCGGAAGCTTCAACCACGAAGGCAACCCATGTCGTCGTCCACCCGATCCGCCATGACGGCAAGTACTACCCGCGCAATTCGCTGATCACGCTGACCGGCAAACACGCCACCCGCATGGAAGAGAACGGCGCGGCCAAGCCGATTGCCAAGCCTGCCGCGCAACCCACCGAAGCAGAACCCGCCGTCGAAGGGTAGCCCTTGGCCTACGCCGTCCAATCCGACCTTGTACCGCTCCGCCTTACCCAGGCGGAGCTGGTCCAGCTCACCTGCGACGACGCGACCGCCACGGTCAACGCCGCCACAGTGTCCGCCGCCCTTGAAGAGGCGTCGGGCATTGTGGACAGCTACTGCCGCCAGCGCTACCAGACACCTCTCCAAGCTGGCGACGATGTAAAAGGCAAGACGCTGGATATCGCGGTCTGGCTGCTCTTCCGCCGCCGCCGCAACGCCAAGAACGGCGAAATCATCCGCCAGGCGTATGAGGATGCGATCGCCTTTCTCGGCCAGGTCTCCACGGGCAGGGCCACGCTCGACCAGCCGGTGGGCAGCACACCGCAAACCGCCGACTCCAGCGTGCAGAAGAGCACCAAACGCCTGGTGTTTGACGAGCATCAGCTCGAAGGATTCGTTTAATGGCCGCCGTAGTTATCAAATCCGATGCGGAGAACGTAACAGTCTCCCTGCGCGCCTTCGCTCTCTCGCTGAGCGCGAAGGATCAGTTGATGCGCATCATCGGGCTCGGCCAGCTTCAAAGCGTACGTCAGACCTTCCGCGACTCCGGCTCTCCGGCCGGCTCCTGGGCGCCCCTCAGCGATGCGTCGCGGAGCTGGCGGAAGTACTCCGGCGGACACAAGCTGCTGATCGACAAAGGTCTGCTGCTGAATTCGATCACCTTCGCGGCCCAGGGCGACTCCGTGGTCATTGGCACTGGTTTGAGCTACGCGGGAGTCCATCAGTACGGCTTCGACGGCTCGCAGTCCGTCAAGCCCTACAGCTATACGCGCAGCCAGAAAAGCCGCGACACTTTCAGCAAATCGCAGATCACTAACAAACTGGGGCGTAAGCAAACGGTTCGCCGCAAGACTTCGAGCGGCATCTCCACAGTCAATGTGCGGGCGTTTTCGCGGCACATTCACATCCCGGCGAGGCCGTACCTGGTCTTCCGGCCGGAAGATCCTGCGCGGATCCAGCAAGAGGTCGAGACTTGGGCGGCGAAGGCCGCCAAGCAGGCCGGATTGGAGATCCGCTGATGCCGGCATCCATGGTATTGCCCGGCGATGTGGAGCAGACCCTGTTGGCCGCTCTCACCGCGGGACTTCCGACCATCAACGTGGCCGCGATCGGCGAGGCCGACTTTGGCGACGATGGTCAACTCGTGACTGATCTGCCGGCCGCGCATAGCCGCTACGTGGGAACTGGCTACAAGAACCAGGGCGACAATCAATGGCTCACCTACGACGTCGCACACATCTTCGAGATCTGGTGCGCGGCCGAGAATCTGACAAACAAAGAGGCGCAGCGCACGGCCACGCTGGCTGTCGTCGATCAAGTACTGCCACTGATTGCCGGCGCGCGGTTGGTGCTGCCGGACACGTCGACCACGGACCCTGTCGTTCTCAAAGGTGTAGGCAAGCTGCCCGATGACGTACTGGGCATGATCTATATCTGCACCATCGAAGTGAGCGCGATCGCGCAGTTCCCAGGCACGCTGGCGGCCGGCACGCCGACTGCCGGAAACGAGGATGACTGATGACCAGGCCGCGTCCTGATTTCGTAATGATTCGCCTATCCGAGGCGGGCCGGCGGATGGCTGGAGAAGCTGGAACGGTTGGCTGGGCCAACGGACGCAGGCATTTTGCTTTTCGCGCCGGTGAGGCACAGGAAGTGGAGCGCAGCTACGAGTGGAACCACTTGCTGCGTCATGAGCGGTTCGAAGGCGAACCGATTCTCGAAGAGGTTGTGGACGATGTCGAGGCCGCGCCTGAGACCGCAATCGAGCAAGACCCCAAGGATGGTGAGTGATGGCTGGACCCTTCAATTTTGAATCACAGAAAATTACAGCACGGAACCTGGTGCTGAGCCCGAACAAGCAGGCAGCCTACAACACGGCCATCGCCACGGCCAGCATGACGCGCCGGCAGAAGTTCGACGGATCCGCGATCGCCGAACTGAAGCAGACGCGGTACAGTGACAAGGCGCTCGCCGGTAAAGGCACCGAGTTCGCCACCCAGGGCCTCATCACGGCCTGGGACTCGGCCTTCTCGCTCAAGGCGGACCTCGACGATTGGCTGGCAGGGTTGGTGCTGGCACTTGCGCTGGGCAAGGACGTAATCACCGGAGCCGGACCGTACGTGCACACCATCAGCTTCGACGAGACCACGACGCAGGCCCCGGCGACCAGCATCTACCTGCAGGACACCAACGATGTGTGCTGGACGCTGATCGACATGGGCATCAGCGATCTGACCATCACTATCCCGGCGCGCGGTCCCATCACTGTCGAGGCCAGCTTTATCGGCACCGGCCACTGGCAGGATGGCGTCATTGCCGCGCTCCCTGTGCTTCCCGCTTCCTACGCTTATCTCTTGGGCTCCGACGTGGTCTTCTCGATCGGCGCGCATGGAGCGACCGTGTCGAAGGTCGGCCGCCACATGTCGACGACGATCAAGATCTCCACCGGCGTTAAGAATCACACCGCGCCGGGCCTGGGGCTCTATGGCGCCTTCCCGATGACGGGCCTGCGCAAGGTAAGCTTCCAGACCACCATCGCTGCCACCAGCGCGGACGATACCCGAGTGATCTTCAACACCAACGAACTGCAGGAAGTGAACTGGACGGGAACGAGCGGAACTTCGATCATCAACCTCGACATTCCCTACTGCAACCTGAAGACCACCAAGCTAGGCGCCAGCGGCAACATGGTGGTGTGGCAGATTGAAGGCGATGAGACCACCATCTACAACCAGGGCGGCAGCGGCGTGTTGAACGCCGCGGTCACCAACAGCCAGGCCACGGCGTACCTGATCGGCGCTTAAACCAAGTTTCCTTCGCCGGGGCGTTTCACAAGCGGCGCCCTGGTCTTTTTCTCAAGTTTCACCGGCCGCGTGCTACGGCGGCCGTTTCGAGAGTTCCGCATGAGCTGCGCGGGCCTCGGGCACGGCAGGGTCCTCCACCCTGGGAACATCACAAAATCCCAAACCACAAAGGAAGGACCTTTCATGCATATTTCCATCGATCTCGCCAAGCCCCGGACCATTGTGATTCGCCAGGGCGCGAAGGTACGGAGCTTTACCGTGCCGCCCATCCATGAATCCGTCTGGCTCAAGTACTTCGACGGCATCGTCTCCACCGCCGAGCGTGACGGTAAGCAAGTCGTTCAGCGCATCGACACCACCAGCGCAGGGCTGGATCTGGTTGAAACCGTTTTGGACGCAGCCACGCTTGCGAGCGTCCCGTTAGCCCATCGCCTGGCCGTGGCCAACGTGCTCACATCCGCTTATGCGCCGGCCGATGCGCAGGAGGAAGCTCTCAACTTCGCGTCGGGCGATGCAGTTCTGCTGCACGCGGTGTGGAGTGCGGGAGACCAGGGCGCAATGCGCCGGCACAAAGACCTGGTCCATATCTTCAAGACGCCCACGGCAGAGCAGAATCGCCGCTATCGCCGCGACGACAGCCGCGCCCAGGTGGTGAGCGGTTCGCGTAAGGGCACCACGATCTACCACGGCGCGCAGCGCACGCTGGCCAAACTCTACGACGAGCTGATTCTGTCAGTGAGCGGCTATGAGCTGAACGGCGAGCCACTCACTGACAGCATCGAGGCCATCACGCGTCACATGGACACCTACCATAAAGTCGCCGCGGCCGCGCAGTTGTTTGCGCCGGCTGAGGTTGAAATTGAGGAAGAGGACGGCGAGTAAATGGCTATCGACGTGACACGCGACATGGAAGGGCTGCGCCAGGCGATCAGCGAGCTGCTGGAGCAGGGCTTTGCCCAGGCGCGCGTCACGCGGTCGCTTGACGACTCTGACGACGACGGCCGGGAGCGCATCTTCGGATCGCTCCCGGCCCTCACTCTTTCGCCGGGCTACTACAAGGCAGCGGAGTACCTGTTCTGGCTTGAGAAGTGTAAAAAAACTGGCTTGGCTGAGGGAGCGTTCACGCTGCCCGAGGCGGAGGGCCTGATGGCACTGGGCGAAGCTCGGGCCGAGTTCGAACGCAACCATCCGCCCTGCGGCGTATGCAGTGCGTTGCAGGATTCGCCGTTTGCCACGAGCTGTCACAAGTGCAGTGCCGAATTCACGCGGAGGTCCGCATAGATGGCTGGCCAGGTCGTACAAATCACCATCAATGTGACGAACGGAAACGCTGCTGAGGCTGTCCAGCAGGTTGTGGCACAGTTGAATGCCATCGGGCCGGCCGGAGAGTCAGCCGGCGCGCAGGCTGGTGCGGGACTCGACCAGGTGGGCGAACACGCGCTGAGTTCGCGAGAGAATGTTCGACTGCTTAGTGAAGAGCTGGGAATGCGCGTACCTCGCGCCATGCAATCCGTCATTGCTAACAGCCAGATGATGATGGGTGCGATCAATATGATCGGACCGGCGATGATTGCTATGGGCGGCGCGACCATCCTCTTCGATTTAGGCGAGAAGGCTTATGGCGCCTATGAAAAATATGTGCTTTTAAAAGACGTAATCGCGGAGTCCGACGCGGTGATCAAAGGGTTTGGGGACGATGCCGCTGCTGCCATGGACAAGGCCGCGGAGGCCCACGAGCGCTATCTCCGCATCACACAGGGCGCACAGGCCGCGGATCAGTTCAGTCTTGACCGATATAAGAACACCGCAATCCCTATTCCCCAGTACCAGAGCGACGACTTTAAAAAGCTGCCCGACGAAGTAAAGGGGAAATTTGAGGCAATAACCGGCGAGAGCGTCATGCCAAAGGACCTGGACGCAACTATTTCCAAGCTGAAGGACTACGAGGCCCAGCAAGCGAAAATCCTTGCCTACTGGAAGCAAACGGTCGCAGATCCCTCCCAATCTCAAGAAAGTTCAATGGCAATTTCGGGGATGACGGGCGCTATCCCTCAACAGCAGATGCGTGTGGATGCTGGCGCACAACTCTTAGCGGACCTAAAAGCTCAGCAGGACAATTACCAGCAACACGTTCTGGGTTCGCAGGCACAAATCGACGCCGACGCAAAAGAAAAAGCGGCCCAGGCTGTAGCTAAGGAGAAAGAAAAACAGGACGCGATTATTCAATTGCAGAACTCTGCGGTTAACTCTGGGCTGCAGGGTATCGCTCTGTTAGAAAATCAGCGAGAGCAGGCACTGGATTCCTTCAAGAGTAAATACGGGGCTTCCCGCGCGGCTATCGATGCGATCGACACTGATTACAACAACAAAGAGACAGCCCTCTGGAGTCAGCAGTGGCAAGAAGCGAACAAGGTGATGCGGACGGCACAGCAGGCCGCACAGCAGGCTGCGCATACAGGCGCAGGTAGTATTGAGAACCAACGTCAGGATACCTACGCCGACATAGACCAAAAGCTAAAGACTGGGTTTGACCCCGACGCGGCGAACCAAATGAAGATGGCGGCTGACTCGAAAGCAAATACCGACATCCTGGCCGCGCAAAGAGAGTTCGAGCAGCAAATGCAGGAGATCGGCACCCACGCCGACGATACGCAGATCACCGGCTACGCCCGCATCGCCGACGAAGCGGAAAAGTCTCTCAAGCAAATCCAGGGAGACTGGCAAAGCTACGCCGACAAGGTGGGCGCAACATCGCTGGAGGCCAAGGAAGCTCAGGAGCGCGTCAACTCAGAAATTCTCAAAGTTAACCAAGACACGCTGCGCGAGATGGCGCAACTTCACACAAAGACCATGCAGCAGATCGACAAGGAAGAGGAGCAGGCTGCAAGGCTCACATTGCCGGAGTGGCAGCAATCCGAGCTTGCGATCCAGGATGCCTTTGAAGATAGGGTTCGCGCGTACCAGGAAGCCGAAGACCAGCAGCTTGCGGCCACAAAGGGCAACGCCAACGCGCAGTTCCTGATTGTTCAGACCTATAACCAGCAGGTAGCGGCCGCGGATGCCGTGATGCAGGCTCAGTTGCAGAAGAATTCCGAGGAAACGCGCGACAAGCTAGCCTCCGGGCTGCAGAGCTTGTTCACACACCCGGAGCAGTTCTTTGAGAAGCGGGCGATGGATACGGCTTTCCAGATGATGGCCAACCAGATGCTCTCCGCGTTCAAAAGCGATAGCCCCACAGGCGGCATGCTTCAGTACCTCTTTGGAATGGGCCCACAGATGAGCACCAGCACCAACCCGCTGACCGACCTCCAGTCGGCGTTGGGGATTGGTGGCCACGGCGCTTCGTCGCTAACGTCGAGCACGATTAATCCAGCAATGGTTCAGTTCCAGCAGGGCAGCACAACGCTGCTGACGGGCAGCCAGGCGCTCATGAGCGCGGCCAGCACATTGCAGTCGGCGGCGGGAACCATGGCGGCAAGTGGCGGGACTTCGATGGGCAGCGGCGGCTTTAGCATGCTCGGATCCACCAGCGGAAGCACTTTTGGCGGCGCGGGTGCATCTGGCATGGCGGGCGCATCGAGCGTGGGAATGCCCGAGACAGAAAGTCCGGACATGAGCGGAACGCTGCTGCCGAATGGGGCATTTGTCAACTCTTCTGGTTCGATGCCGGAGACAAGCAGCGACGCATTGGCTGGCTCCTTGAATGCCGATGGCTCCTTTACCAGCGCAGGTGGCGGCCAGGGGTTTGGCGCGGCGGCGGGCATAGCTGGCGGCGCGGTAATGGGCATATCGAGTATCTATTCTGCCTATGAGAACTCGAACCCGACGGCCGGAATGGTCGGAGGAGCGATGGGCGGAATGGAGATGGGCGCCGCCATCGGCAGCATCATTCCCGGCCTGGGCACCCTTGCGGGCGCAGCGATCGGCGCGGTTGCAGGCGGAATCACTGGTTTGCTGGCCGGCATCTTCGGCGACCAGGGTAGGGGACAAGCCGAGAGCCTGGACGTGAATACCATCCAGCCCGCGCTGCTCAAAGACATGCAGGACTATGAGGCTGGGCGCAGCGGCTATAACTCGTTAGCTTCCGACCTGGGGGGAATGCTGACCTCCGCAAAAAACTCCACGAGCAGCATGGGAAGCGGTGCACGCAATTACTACAACTCAAACATCGCTCCGGAGATCAACGCAGCTATCAGCACACTGCAAAAGCAGGAGAGGGGAGGCCGGAGCCAGGTGACGATGACCGCCGGCCAGTACCATACTGGCGGCTTTGTGGGCGGCTTCGGCGACCTGGCCACCAGCGACACTGAGGGCTTTATCCATGCCATGCAGAATGAGTTTGTTGTGCAACCAGCGGCCGCACAGGCCCACGCGCCATTGCTGAGTGCAATCAATGCTGGCAACGTGAGCTACGCCAGCACGGTGCAGCCGCGGATGCCGGCCAGTTCCGCCACTGGCCCCGCGATTCAGCTTACGGTGCAGGCGATTGACTCAAAGAGCGTGGCTACCTGGGCCAAAGGCGGCGGGGGCCGAGCTTTGGTGGCCGCGTACAACCAGGCACAGCGCCAATACAGCGGCGTGGGGAGGGGATAAGTGTCCCAGCTCGATATTCTCAACCCGACGCCGACTCATCCGTTGAATCCGGATTATGGGTTTCAAAAGAAGCGGCCGTTGACACACCTGAACGCGAAGGCCAACCAGGGCGCGCCCTACTTTCGCGAGATTACCGACACCGGCCACCAGTTTTCTCTTAATTGGAATGACAAGCTGGCCGGCCAGGCGCGCAAGCTCAAGTGGTACTACGAGCAATACCGCGACGGCTTCTTTACTTTGATCGATCACGAGGGGGGCGGACGTCATTACGTCGGCCGCTTCTCACAGCCCGTCGAGCCGGTTCCCACATCGCATAACCATTGGTCTGTGCAGCAGGTACTCTTCGACGAGGTTCCCCTCGCGCCGATGCTCATCTATCCCGGCGACTGGCAGAACGACGCTATCTGGAGATTCCTACTGAATGACTTTGGCGATCGAATGGTGGCGGCTGTTTCTGGAGCCTGGACATTGATTGCAGACCCGCTAGCTAAGAGCGGCAATCACTTTTCAGATGCGGGGATTGTGACCACAGACCAGGCCTGCTATGTCTATGCGGGTTATGGTTTTCAGTTCTGGGCGCCAACGGGTCCAGCGTATGGACAGGGAACCATCCTTTTGGATGGCTCTCCCGTGGGCAATGTGGACTTTTACTCCGCGGTTGCGTCCCCGTCGACGATGCTTTTGCAGCAGCAGAGCACATCGTTGGGCATTCATACAGTGACTCTGCAGCCGCTGAACTCTAAGAACGCTGCCAGCACGGGAACCACGGTGCTGTGGGATGCGCTGAAAGTGATGAGGTAAGCGATGCCCCAGACAATGGTTTCCGGAAGATTCTCTTGGGGAGCTGATCTTCTGCATCCTGAGCTGATTCAGATCATGTCTGCGCGTAGCGGGCCTGCGCCTGTCTGCCTGCTTGACGTGGTCGCAACTGACGGTACGAGCTACCACTGGGGAAACGTGGAAATCGACGTCACGGCTATTTACACCGGAACACAGCCATCTTGGTTTGCAGGCCTGGCCAACCCTCCGGCCAACTATGACACGCACTATTTTCCGTGGCTGCTGAGCGCGAGCGGATTTCATCACACACGCTCAATGCAGTCCGATACGGCGAATATTCAAGTCCAAAACGTGAGCGGGAATACTCTGCAGCGCGACTTGGCCGGGATGCTGACCGCGCGGACGTTCGAGGGCGCGCTGTTTGCCTTTCGCGAGTGGAACCTGGTTGCACAAGCGGCGGAGTTTGAGCAGCACGGGCGTTTGACCGTCATCTCTGCCACAGAGATGGAATGCCAGTTTGGCGCAAATCAGTTATTCAACCCCAACGACTACGACGGCAATCCCTACGCTTACTCGGAAACGTGCCAGTGGCGTTTCGGAAGTCCCCAGTGCGGATCCACCGCGGCCAACGACTCAGCCTTTGCTACGCCCTGCGATAACACATATGTCACCTGTCATCAACTCAACCGCTTTGGCGGGGTCTTGAACACGGTGGTCTTTCCCCAGACACCCGGTGTGGCCAACGTGAGTTCTAACCAAGTTGAATATCGGAGGCTCGTCTAATGGCTTCCGGAGATATTTCCACTGCGAATATTGGCACGCCCTGGCCCTTAAGTTATGGGTATTTTCGTGCGACTGGCATGCGGCTGATCGACTTCACGGTGTTGCCAACGACTGCGGTGCCGGCTGGCACTTTCCCGGCAAACATGCAGATAGGCATGTGGGACCTGGGCGAAGGGGAACTGGATGGATGCGACGCCCTCTGGATTAACGACATCTTGCAGTTTGCCTTCGACCCTCACGGCAATCTAATGGGGAGTTCGCTTGTTGGGGTAGTGCCGGCGGATCTGACAACGACTCCCACATTGACCGCGTTCTGGTTCCACACGGGATGCGATGCTCCGATTGGCAGCTCCACAGCTTCGTCGGGAACAACGCAGCAGATCGATCCTTTATGGTCTTACATCGGCGACCTTGTCACGCCCCTTTGTTTTTCCCGTCGGTCCTACTATGCGATCGGGTGGACACCGGCGACGAATGACAGTTCAACCCTGTCCCCGCTGGCCGACTTTCGCGGGATGCGCTGCCGGATCTTTGACGGGGCTGGCAATTGTGTCAATTACGGGTTCACAACCAACCCTATTTGGCACTTCGTCGATCTATGGCTGCGTCGGGCAATCAAGCCTGAGTATGCCATTCCACAGGGCGGCCGTCCGGATGATCTGACTGCCGATGAAAGCTCGCGATTCAATTGGCCGTCGATCTACGCAGCGGCGACCTATTGTGATCAGATCCTAGCGAATGGGCTGCCGAGGTTTTCTGGCAGTTACGTATTCTCCAGCGGATCGACGCTGCAGGCCATGCTGGAGCAAGTCTTGCTGTGCTGCCGTGGCTACATGTATGAGTACGCCGGGCAGATTTACGTCTTCGTTGATCAGCCGCGCCCCTCGACCTTCACGGTTTCCGCTAAGCATCTAGTTCCGGGCTCGTTTGAGGTGGACGATACCCAGGTGAATCAGAACGCCAATCGCTACGTTGGGCAATTCCTGGAGCTTGGGCTTCCTGCGGTGGCCAAGATTTCCACGATATCGCGTACTGCCACTGAAGTGGTGATCGACACGGTCAATCCGAACCCATGTGGAACGGGTGACATTATTAGCGTGGGCGGAGTGGCCGACCCGAGCTTCGATGCTTCGTATGAGGTGACTAGTACACCATCTGACACTCAGGTGGATATCACGATTTCCGGGGGTGTGGCCGCGTCAAGCACTGGCGGATCAATTGGCTACATCCAGTCGCGTTTCAGCCAGCGCAACCCGGAAATATCTCATATTCAGCACCAGCTTGCACAGGGGCAGATATTTCCTCCAAATGTGACGGGAACTCGTCTCAAGCGCATCAAGGTCAGCTACGACTTTGCCAGCATGACCTATGACCAGGCGATGCGGCTGCTTCAATATGAGATTTACCGCGACTTGGGGTTGGACACGTCGCCCTATCAGCCGCCGTGGGGACTGACTCTGAGTCTGTTCTCCGAGAGCGTTGACACCCAAATGCGGTCGCTTAAAGCGCAGTTGGTGGGCGCGGTCATAACGCTTGATTCAACCGTCTTTTTTGAGTACGCAGGCGACTACGAAATCATGGAACGGTACTTCAACCCTATCCAGGAGGAAATCGAGGACTCGACAGACGGAAGCTTTGTGCAGCCGACGACGCGTTCCGGGGCAATGGCACAGGGCACCGATTCAAACTCTGGGATTTTGAAGCTTGTGCTGCGCACCTTTAATCCAAGCGCGACCATCTTCACCGATGTTTCTGTCGCTGCGAATAGTAGCTTTGCCACGGTACCGGGCCAGTTGCCGTATGGGGGAGGCGGCCTGGGGAGCGTAGGGACAGCTTCGACCTTGACCGTCAGCACAGATTCCACGGGTCTCGTGACCGCGAGCTGGACGACTGTCCAGGTCACCCTCACGACGGGAATTGTTTTAACGTATACAGCAGGCAGCGCAACCCACGTTTCTGACCTTTTTGGAACGCTGGGCGCGATCGCTCCTGGAAGCGCCTGTTTTCTCTTTGTTGAGGACGTTGGAGCGACCGGGGGCAGTGGAAAGATCTTGGTAGGGTTTGGACAAGCCTACTCGCCGACTCCTCCTCCTAATTTGGTCGTCACACTGACGAGCTTTATCGCACCCGTTCAACCGCCCTCAGGCAGCGCTCCGAATGTCAACACCTACCCAATCTCGTAG